ATAAGAGCAACAAGCGTGTCCTTGTCCATGCCGTCTGGGACGGTCAGCCCGTCAAAGAGCGTGGTATCATAATTATACAGCCCTGCGACTGACATTGTTGCTCGCATAATCATCCCTCCAATCTACGGATATATCAAGAGCGCCGAATAGCTCTTCGGCCTGCTCGATACCAAGCCGGATATTGTCCAGCCACGTATTGACCATTGCGCTAGTCTCAAAATTATTTGCGTTGACCTCGTCAGCAATAAGCCGCTCGCGCTTGTCGGTGTTGGCGTTGGGTATGCCGACTTTTGTATCAAATTCGGCCTCGATTTTGCGCAAATCCGATATGAGGTCAGACACGATGTATGAGGCCTTAACATCACGGTTAAAAATCTCATAATCGAGTTTGCCGTCTGCGGTTTTGAGCTGCTTATCAACTACCGCCGCGGCGTGTCCGCTTGCGATATCATCCGCCAACTTTTTGAAGCTCGTTGCAGATGCATTGTTGCTAGCAAAAAAGACATATGCAACGCGGCTGTTAAACAAGTTGCTGTCAATGCTGCTTGAGATAAGCGCCATTTTAGCCGCATAATGCGCGCACAAATCCATAACGCCGCAGTAATCAGGCTGCAGCTTGATTAATGCACACTCCGTACCAATACGCGGAGTTTTGATGCCGCGCAAATACGGATTTGCAATAATCGCTGTTGTGGGCTGGTAAAAAACATTATAGCCGCTGAGTGTGCATATCTGTGGTATTACGCCATACGCGTTGGTGTTGATGATTGCAACATAGCCGTAGCAATACAGCGTGTACAAAAAATAGTCCTTATTCCAATTTCCCGGTACTCGCCATTTAAAAACGCTGAGCGCCTTTTTCAGCAAATACCGCTGAAAAAATCTGCCCTGCTCGCTGTCAAGCACATGCAACATGTTCGGCTCGACTCCAGACATGGCAACATTCATGTAATTGTAAAAAAATGGGGGCTGAGCCAAGGTTAACCACCTCCGTTAAATTTAAACAACAGCCAAATGGGGATGCCTTTTGAGGCTGGTAGCTGTGTTATAAAGTCGTACCATGCGCGCGCATATCCTTGTCGCTCTACAATGTTGTAAACCGCAGGGCGCTCAAAATTGTACAAAAAGACTGTTGACAGATATTCGCAAGCCTCTGTACTAATTTTGTAGTTGGCAAAACTCATCGGATAAGCTGCCGTGGTTACCCACTGGCCAAAAGGCACTGTTACCTCGTCAATCCAGCGGAGCTGCGCGTTGCCGTCATCGTGGGCAACTCCCCAACGGTCAGCGTAATCGGTAAAATGTGTCCACGGCGTCCACTGGACGAGGCCGTAACCGCCACCGCCGCCGCTGCCGACAATGTAATTTTGCCATGCGCCGGGATTTATAAGGGACTCCGCCTGCATATTGCCAAGTGTAGCCGCTATGGCCTCGGTGCTCCAACCTCGGCCTTTGAGATTATAAAAAACCTCCGTCGCGTTGCCCTCCATCTCGCTTTGAGATAGAGGGGCATTTTTCGCTATCCAACTCATTCGAGGTATACGCCTCCCGTCAAAAATGTGTTAATCGCGTTGCGCTCTGCCGCAGGACAATTAACCTCGATATCCCCGGACTGACATTTAACAAAACCGGGCGCAAGTGTAGATAATAGAGCTTTTTTGCAGAGCGGTCGGCCATTGTGTTCGTTGTCATCCGGCGCAAGCAACATAAAATCAGCGTTTACACGTATAGCAAGCCCTAATTGCGCGGTGCTGCCATTCGCGCCCTGTGTCTGCCCGCTGCCAAGGACTGCGCCAATAGCGTTGCCGATAGCACTGGGGACTTCATCAGCATTTATGCCTTTAGGCAGTCCGGCCATAGCTTCTTCGCGCGATGACGCGCCAAAAAAATTTTTAATTCCCTGCAACAGACCGTCATTTTGCAGTAATGCCGCACCGCCTGCCATAATCCATGTTGACGGTGATGACAACTGTGCAAGGTCATATGTGATATGTGCTAAAGATATCGGCACGCCTATTTGCCCTGTAGCTATGGCAATCGCGCTATCAGTATTATTTCCGGTAACACGCAAAGTTGCCGTGCCTGTCAGATAGTCTATAACATACGACAGTTTGAGCGTAGTAATACCCACCAATTTAGAGCTGTCAAGCGCTATCTGGCCGAATGGCCAAAACTCCAAACTATACGTGCTATATGGGGATAGATTGCACCAAGCGCCCCTATCTTTAGACTGCGGGTGTTTGGGTATTGTTATTGTCTGCTCTCCGGCTTCCCATAACGAGCCTTTGAGCTTGTAACCTCCCGCTACCGGTATGACCCACCAGCCAACGCGCACACCGTCAATGGGGGCAGTATCGCCGCCGCCAATTAGGACTTTAGGAAACCACATAACAGACACGACATACTGCGACGGATTAAACAGAACCTTTTGCAGCGACTGTGATATTTCGGACGTAGGCACGTTTAACCAGTCTGCCGAATTAAATGTATTATACATAAACTGCTGAAATGCTGATAACGGCAGCGCATAGTATGATATACCCGCTGTGCTTTCACGGTCGCCGGATATTGTTGCTACTAAAAATGTTCCGTTGCCACTCTCAAAGGAAGTCGCCCACGGAGAGTTTTTTGTCTGCACCACATGGTCAACATTTGTTACAGCCGGATAAAGCGTATCGGGCACAAGGCCGTCAAAATTCTTTGATGCACGCAGTACATACAGATTACTGTTGTATATATCCCTGCGAAACGTAGCCAAAACATCAACAGCCAAATCAGCATAATACACACCGTTTGCCCACGTCCAATTGATTACGAAATAATACCGCTGCAACTCAACGATAAAAGCGTAAGTCCACGGCAAGGGATTATATGCCGCATTGCCAACTTTGAGCGCGGTAAAATCCACAATAACCGTGGGAGTCAACATATTTGTTGCGTTGGCAATATCGCCGTCAAAAACCTGCACAGTATCTGTCTTGTCATTCGGACGCTTTGTGCTGTTTGTACGCTTGGCAAACTGATAAAGTTTGATTGTTATCATTTTTGTCCTCCTAGCAATACAGCCCCGTGTTACCGGGGCTGTATCTTAATGCGGTTAGTCAAGGAGAAAAACTACCGCGTTCTCGGTGAAGTCGTTGAAGTAGCGCTCGTTGAAGCTCCACCACAGATTATTGTATCTGCCGCGAGCGTTATACGGTGTGCTGGACAGCTCATAATTAAATATGTTCATGCCTGCCGCTTCATCGTCCATCATTACCGCGAACACATTTGCCTGCGTGACATTCTGAGTTGCGGTGATGACAGTGCCGTCCGCCTCTTTGAGATAGCAGGGCTTCGCCTGTATCTGGTCGGGCTTCTCGATGCTCTGCCAGAAATTGACCGTCTCAGTTTCGCCGAAACGGAGATAGTTGTCATGGTAGGTGTCGGCGAGAACCTGCGCCTCGGACTGGTAGCGCCCAGCGGCGTAGAGATAGAGCCTCTGCCGGTCATACGGGGAGTGACGCTGGATAGGCTTGCCCGTGAGGTTAAAATGGTACGTCTGGCTGCGCTCGGTGAGCATAGACGACACCTGCGCAATGCGGGAGTAGACCCACTGCATAAACGGCTTAAAGTTTGCCGGAGTGTAGACAGTTGTGGCGGTCAGCTCAAGTCCAGTCGCTGCATTATACTCGGTGAGGAGATGTACAATCTGGTTTGCCTTGGCAGCGGCAATGATGCCAGTGACGAGGTTTGCAATGGTCATGCGCGCAGTGTTTTCATGCGCCTGCTCTATCTGGTCGGAGATGTTCTGAGTCACGCCGCCGATAAACTCGGCAAACTGGTCGACACCGCTAAAAGCCGTGTCGAGCTGGTCGCGGAAAATGGTGATGCTCTTCTGATAGATGTTGCTGCCGTAATAGTTCGTCTGCACAACCTCCGGCTTGTTGACGGTGTACTGGTCGATAGCTTCGCCGTCAGTGAGGGCAAAACCGCTGTCGTTAGTAAACGACTTATCAACATAGTTGATTTTGCGGGTAATGCCGCCCCAGCGCTGGTTATCCATAAGCAGCCCCCTAAACTTAGCGTTATAGGGACGGATGCTAAAAATGGTACGACCGAGTATCTGCGATATAGCAGACATGACCGGGTCTGCTCCTGCCAACAGCGTAGTCTGTGCAACGGACACAAATTCGTTGGTATTCACGGGCGCAATACCGGTTGCGCCGGTAGCCTGTGACGCAATGCCATTAAGCAGCGTCGAGAGCTGGTTAAAAGTGAGAGTGTTTACGGGCATTTGTTGTTACCTCCTGTTACTTCTTAGGCTGCGGCGCGATAATCTCAGCGAGTATCGCGTCAACCGTCTGCGGCTGCGGCGCGGGGATTGCGCCTCCAAGATTCATTGCTGTCACGCGCTGAGTCAAGGCCGCGATATTTGCGTTAAGTGCTTCAGCCCATGCCGGTGTAGCTTCTGCCGCAATAGGCGCGACAGGTGTTGCTTCTGCCGCAATAGGCGCGACAGGTGTTGCTTCTGCCGCAATAGGCATGTCAGATGTGTTAAGTGCTGCAATTTCTTCGCGGGTATAGCCAGCGCGAGCAAGTGCAATTACGTCAGATAGTTCCATGCTTTTATCATCCTTTCAAAAGTTCTGCCCACGTTTCACGTGAAACATAGTCGTTTTTGTTTAAACCACGCGCGGACTTAAAATCTAAAAGCGCCTCGCGTGTGGCCTGTCCGTACTGCCCGTCAATAACGAGCTTTGCACCGTAGTAGTTGAGCAATGCTTGTACAACGGCGACGGCTGGTGAATGTGCGCCGAAGCCGAAAACAGGGAATTTGCCACCATCCGCAGGAGTCGACAAGATTTCAAAATCCGTGCCATCATCCTTGGTGATAACAAGCGTTCCTTTTACTATCTGCGCGGTAAGCCGATATTCTTTAGTCATGCTTATCGCTCCCGGTAAGATGTTCAATGGTGTCAATGGGTTTAGACAAACCGGGATTAAGGTCACGCAGATTCTCAAGCACGCTGCCGAGTTCCATAATGACTAAAAAGACAGCGACGGAATCCATCAGGCATATCGGCAGCTGCAGATTAAAATACGGAGCAGCATAGTCAACGCCATGTGCAACAAAAAGCAACACAACTTCGGTCGCTTTATGCACGATGCCCTCCCACATTTTGCGCGAC